CATGAATTCTGCAGCGACTACTATTAGTTGGCCGCAGGACGATGACTTTACCACGAGCAACGCTCTTGGTTCTGTTATTGGTCAGTCTGCGTGGGCGTTGGAAAATAATGCCAACATCCCCGAGATCGACATCAAGATCGATTCCATCGCTGTTACGGCGATGACCAAGAAGCTCAAGGCTAAGTGGACCCCGGAGTTAGGACAGGATCTTAACGCCTACCACAACCTTGATGCCGAGGTCGAACTTACTCAGATTCTATCTGAGCAGATCGCTCTTGAAATCGATCGAGAGATTCTCGAAGATCTTCTTGTAGGTGCTACAGCAGCTACTCGTTACTGGTCCCGTGCCCCTGGCCGGTTCCTGAATCGCGTAACTGGTCTTGAGGAAGGAGCCTCTACGGTTACTCCCGACTTTACTGGTAACGTGAGCGAGTGGTATGAGACTCTCGTTGAGACTATCAACGATGTTTCAGCCAACATCCACCGCAAGACTCTACGGGGTGGTGCCAATTTCGTCGTCTGCGGACCTGAAATTGCTAACATCCTTGAGTTCACGGCTGGTTTCCGAGCCAATGTCACTGTTGACAGCGACAAGGGTTCTGTCGGTACCGTGAAGGTTGGTAGTCTTTCCAAGAAGTGGGACGTTTATGTTGATCCTTATTTCCTACGAAGCGTTGTGCTTGTAGGCCGTAAGGGAGGTAGTTTCCTAGAGAGCGGATATGTTTACGCTCCCTATGTACCGCTACAGACGACCCCCACTATCTTCGGTGTCGAAGACTTCGTGCCCCGCAAGGGCGTGATGACTCGGTACGCCAAGAAGATGGTGCGTCCCGACATGTATGGTCTAGTTGTTGTCGCTGATATGAACATTGGCTAATACGGTTAGTCCCTTAAAGGACAAATAAATGCGAAAGCCCCGGCTCTATGAGTCGGGGCTTTCTATTTATGATAGTATCACTATTAACTTTTGAGGATTTATCATGGCCCTTCCAAAATTAAGCCCAGCCTCCACAGTAAATGCTAATGTATTGTCGGTTACGGGCACAGTATCAAGTGTGGCAGCCACGTTGCCTTTTGGTATTTATGCCAGTTCGACTGATTTCTTATCTGGCGCAGCTGACCAGGTGGCCTACACATATAAAAAACTCGGTGGCGATGTACTCGATATAGAACTCACCGAAGGGAATGTATATTCAGCTTATGAAGAGGCTGTTTTGGAATATTCTTATATTGTCAATGTGCACCAATCCAAGAACTCACTTTCTAGTTTTCTAGGACACACTACGGCTTCGTTTGATCAGGATGGGCAGATTAAATCTGGAGATTCTCTTTCGGGATCTAATATAGAATTACGATATCCAAGGTTTGATTATGGTTATGTACGACGATTTGCCGACAAAACAGCTACTGAAGTTGGTATTGGAGGCACGACAGCAATTTATTCAGGTTCCATAACAACGGTATCTAGCAAATCAGACTATGACCTTCAAAGCCTTATTTCTTCATCCGCAGCTACTGATACAACAGTTCCATATTATGGTAAAGTTGGTGACAGTAGAATTATTATTCGAAGAATGTTTTATAAAACACCAGCAGCAATGTGGCGCTTTTATGGTTATTACGGAGGATTTAGTGCAGTCGGTAATTTGAGAACTTATGGACAATATGCTGATGATTCTACTTTTGATATTGTTCCGGTTTGGCAGAACAAACTTCAATCTATGGCTTATGAAGATGCTTTAAATACAAGAGTATCTCATTGGTCATATGAAATCAAAGATAACAAAATTCGTATTCACCCGACCCCCAATAACAACAGCCCAGAAAAGTTCTGGTTTAACTTCACCGTAGAAAGCGTTCCGTGGTCGCCTTCTGGATCGGCCGGCGCCTCTGTTAGGGGAATTAATAATATGAATACGCTTCCGTTTCAGAACATAGCCTACCAGAGTATTAATTCTATTGGAAAACAGTGGATACGCAGATTTGCACTCGCACTTGCGAAAGAAATGCTTGGCCAGGTCCGCGGAAAATTTGCCAGCATTCCAATTCCTGGGGAATCGGTTAATTTAAATGCGGCCGACTTGTTAGGGCAGGCCAAAGCGGAGCAAGACGCCCTAAGAGAGGAACTTAAAACAACTTTTGATGAGCTTACCTATACCAAGCTAGCCGAGGCCGATGGAGTCGTATCTGATACAGTAGAAAAAGTTATGGCCGATATCCCAGCCGGTATCTATGTAGGATAAGTAAATGAGTAATCCAGACGATAAATGGGTCCAGCCAGCAGCCCCTCCGCCCCCCATGTTTTTTGGGGAAAAGGAGCGCAATCTTGTTAAACAAGTCAATGACGAACTCGCTGAGCGCGTTATTGGACAAACTGTATTATATTATCCCATTGATCTTGAAAGAACTAATTTTCATTCTCTTTATGGTGAGAGCGTTAATAAGACGTTTTTGCCTCCTATTCGAGTATACGCATATGTAGTAGTTGAAAATGAGCAAACAAACGATAAATATAGTTATGAATATCAGAGCAAACTAACTGTTAATTTTCATCGTAAAAGGCTAACCGAAGATCAAAACCTTTATGTTCGCCCGGGCGATTTTGTTCAATATGGTGATAAATTATATGAGATTGTTAAAACATATAATGACACGAAGTACTATTTTGGCCAAGTGGACCACAAGTTTCAGATAACTGCTGATTGTGTCCGAGCGCGCCGGGGAACATTTCGAGGGATAAACGATGGCTATTAAGAAAAATCAAAAACAATTACAAAATAAATTTCCTACAAGATTTGCTTATATGGATGATGCTGCGACTGAGGGTGAAGTGCATGAAGTAATAATGATGCCATCATCGTTAGAGACAATTGATTACGCTTTTTATGATTTTGTTAATGAAAAATTAAATTTGTTTACCAACACAAACGAGGGTTTTAAGAGGGTGCCGATTATCTGGGCCTCTACAGAACGTTCGTTTCAGCTTAAAAACGACAAAGAGCTGCGAGATACTGAAGATGCTCTTATTTTACCTCTTATAGTTATTGAAAGAAAAAATGTTGTTAAGGAAGCCAACAAGAGAGGGCTGCCCTGGGCTAATATTATGCCAGAGAAAGATGAAAAAGGGGGAACAATTACGATTGCCCGAAAACTTAATCAAGAGAAAACCTCTCAATTTCAAAACAACTTGGCCAATAGGCGCATGGGCCCCAGCAAAGTTCGCTCTCCTATGCATGCTACGAACAAGAGAAACATGACTGCAGCAAAAAACGTTTATGAGACAATAACAATACCCCTTCCAACATGGGTGACGGTTACTTATGAAGTAAGTCTGCGAACCGAATATCAACAACAAATGAATGATCTTATTCAGCCATGGGTGACGATTGCCGGTAATAGTACAATGCCGCCTCGGATTGAAAAAGACAATCATAAATTTGAAGTATTTCTTGATGGAAACTATACAAATAATAGCAATACCAGTAATTTAGAGATGACCCATAGGAATTACGAGACGATCATTAGTGCCAATGTTCTGGGATATTTGATAGGGGAAGGCCCCAATCAAGAGCGACCAAAGCTTGTAAAACGCCAAAATGCAGTAGAATTTCGCTTTGCAAGAGAGCATGTGGTGGTTGGCGATATGCCCGAGAATATTGATAGTAGAGGATTTTATAGAGAATAAGACTGTTGGCCTTACTTTATACTATTTAATAATGAAAAAAATAACTTACGTAAGTTATTACTTTAAAGCTTAGGAGCACTTCAAGAATGGCGGTTAAGAAGTTTAGATTTGTTTCACCTGGCGTTTTTGTCAACGAAATTGATAATTCGCAGCTGCCCGCATCGCCGGCAGGAATAGGCCCCGTGGTCATTGGACGCGCCAAAGCGGGCCCAGGTCTTCGACCGATTACAGTAAATTCATTTTCAGAATTTGTTAATGTTTTTGGTGCTCCCGTTCCCGGAGGCACCAGCGACGATGTTTGGCGTGACGGCAACACGGTTGGGCCAACTTATGGCATGTATGCAGCACAAGCATATCTTCGAAATAGTTCACCTTTAACTTATGTTCGACTTCTGGGCGCTGAAGATGCAGACGCCACCTCGGCCGGCAAAGCCGGCTGGCAAGTGGATGTAGCAAACGGCCAGGAAGTGGCGGGCTACAACTCTAGCGGCAATGGCTGTGGCGCCTACGGACTGGTAGTTTTTAATTCCAGCTCAACGTCGACCGCCTTCCCCCTCGGCGCCGGAACCCCTCTGACGGGTGCATTGGCAGCGGTTTTTTATATTCCGAGTGCTAGCAATGGGGAAAATAACTGCAGCTTGGCTCTATCCGGAGGCCTGATGGCCGGCGACACCGTCGCGGCCGGCGACCTCGCGGTAACTGGTACTTCTGCCTTCATTAAGTCGTCGGCTGCCAACTCAAGTTACGAGTTCAAGATGACGGTGCGTAACGCTACTGGTTCCAATGATCAGACAATGACGTTCAACTTCAATCGCTCTTCGGACCTTTACATTCGAAAGGTGTTCAATACCAATCCACAGTTAACCAATCGAGCTATTAACTCTAATGTGGTTAACTATTGGCTTGGCCCCACTTATGATCGCCACTTGAGCGAGACTGTTGGTGCCGGCGCCAGTAACAGCTATTATGCTGCTCTGGTACCGATGCTCTCGGGAACCGCCAACTCTGGCGATTTTCAAGTTTCTCTCCTTTCGGCAGAGACCCCCTGGATTTTCTCTCAAGACCTGACAGACGATAATGCTAGCTATTCGCCAGATAACATGCAAAAGTTATTTAAACTTGTCGCTTTGGATGAACCAGGCGCCTGGACCAATAAAAACATTAAGATTTCCATTGAAGAAATTAAGGCCGCAACAGACGATTTCCAGCCGTACGGGTCTTTTTCGGTGGTTGTCAGAAAACTAGACGATACTGATAATGTTTCGCAAGTACTGGAACAATTTAATGATTGTAATCTGAATCCAAATTCCTTAAACTATATTGCTCGCAAGATTGGCGACAGATATCGTACTTGGGATGATACCAATAGGAGATATCGCGAGTATGGTCAATATAACAACAGTTCGCGCTTCATCCGCGCGGAAATGAATACTGATGTGGATAATGCCGTTACAGATGCGCGCTATCTGCCATTTGGATTCCAAGGGCTTGTTAAATACAAGGATTTTACATGGTCAGCGAGCATGAAGGCCGACGGATCAGCCACTTCAACTGATTATCGCAACCTGTCCCCAGCGCATGCGTATATCGCCGCCACCTCTAGTGCTTATCTTCCGGCATCGTCGTCGGCGCTTGATGACACGGATCTTTACGGTGAATTTATTTCGTCAATGACTTCCAGCCTGTCAGCTTCAGTGCGGTTCCCGGCGCCAGTCTTGCGCCTTAGCGCGTCTGATGGCGGCTTAGGTAATTATAAGGACGCATACTGGGGCTTCCAAGTGGGCCGCAGCGGCGCGCCACTGAGGTTTGATGAATCTTATATAGATCTCTTACGTCCTCTCGGCGCCCTTGGTTCTGCTCAATTTGATGGCAGCCCTGACGCTCTAGAATATTCTACTGCATTCACACTAGATGATCTTGAGGCAAGCGGTTCGAGTGCTTTTTGGGTCTCCGGCCGACGAGTTTTGGGAACATCTCTCAGCTCCGCCGGAAGCAATAGCTGGCGGAGCGTTCTTGACGCCGGATGGGATCGCTTTACGGTCCCGATGCGCGCGGGATCTGATGGGCTGGACGTTACCGAGTCCGAACCTTTCCGCAACAACGCTTTGGAAGGCACGACTGAATTTACCAGCTATGCAAACAACAGTATTAAGCGCGCAATTGATTCCGTAGCGGATCCAGAGGTTGCTGAAATGAATTTGGCTGTTGTTCCAGGTCTTACAAACGAGGGTCTGACTACACACTTAATTAATACGTGCGAAGACAGAGCCGATGCCCTTGCAATTATCGACCTTAAGGGCGGCTTCGTACCGAAGACCGAAAATGCTTTAGGATTTTCAAGTCGCGTGGGAAGCACGGCGACTACTTTGAGCAACCTTAAGGCCCGAGGCCTTAATTCAAGTTATGGATGTGCTTATTATCCATGGATACAAATCAGAGATAGTATAAATGGTGCACTTTTGTGGGCGCCCCCGTCTATTGCGGCTTTGGGAACCTTCTCAAGTTCGCAGCGAAAGAGTCAGGTTTGGTTTGCGCCAGCCGGATTTAATCGCGGTGGCCTAACTGTTGGCGCTGCCGGAGTCCCGGTGGTTAATGTAACAGAGAAGCTCACGCGGAAGCAAAGAGACGATCTTTACGCAGCCAGCATCAATCCAATCGCCAAATTCCCCGCAGAGGGCATTGTGGTCTTCGGGCAAAAGACGCTACAGGTAACGCCTTCGGCTCTTGATAGAATTAACGTTCGAAGGTTACTAATATTTGTGAAGAAACGCATCTCGCAGATTGCATCACGACTTTTGTTTGAGCCCAACGTTCAGCAAACCTGGGATCGATTTGTGGGACAGGTGAATCCTTTCTTGGATGAGGTTAAGACAAACTTTGGTTTGTCAGACTTCCTACTGGTATTGGATGAATCAACCACTACGCCAGATCTTATTGATAGAAATATTATGTATGCACAAATTTTCTTGAAGCCAACTCGTGCAATCGAGTTTATTGCACTAGACTTCAATATTACTAGAACGGGAGCATCATTCGTTGATTAATAAAAAGGGGTGATTTAGCTCATCTCACTATTTAATTTTAAAGGGAGACTAACAGAGAATGGCATTTTGGAATTTAGCATCGTCAGAACCGAAGAGACAACATAGGTTTTTGATTAATTTTACATCTTTGCTCACCACTGATGGAAGAACATATCAGCAATATTTAGCCAAAACGTGTACTATTCCTGGCTATACTGTTAGTACAACTACGCACAGGTTTTTAGGAAACGAATATCATTATCCCGGTACAGTTACTTGGGATGATGTTACAGTAGATATTGTAAATGCAGTCGATCCTGATGGTAACGATCTGTTGATGAATGCCCTGGCGCAATCTGGTTATCTTGCTCCTGATGCACAATTTGATGCTTACCAGGGCGCCGGCCAACAGGTAGGCACAGTAAATAAAACCAACTCTCTAGATGCCGTTGGGGATATTATAATTCGTCAGCTTGATGGAGAAGGTACGTCTGTTGGTATATGGAGTTTAAGAAATGCCTTTATAACTGGTGCAAAATTTGGTAATCTAGACTATACTGGTGATGATATTCTGAATGTTAGTATTACGCTCAAGTATGATTGGGCAACTTATGAGTCGTCACCACCACTACTATAAGAGAAATGAGGTTTAAGTGAGTCCAAGAAGAAATCAAGATCGAACAAACGCCCCCCTCCC